GTTAATGAAGTTGACTTGTCTCAATTCGTTGACTAATAAAATCTTTCTTTTGCTGTATTCGCTTCATCTTTTCGATATCGCCACGTTTCTGCAGGCGCTTTGCGTATATTTCGAGTTCAGCATAATCTTTTTTTAGTCTGTCGAGTTGATTCAATACCATGTATTGGTCTCCTGTTAGTTGTTGAAATTAATCATCACGAAGTAGACCTGGGAACGCCTCCTTTACTATAGGTCGTGTCAAACCTGTTGGGGTTTTTTTGTTTATCATATCAATAACAAGGCGTGCATCATCCGGATGAACACCTTCAATCAAACCGATAAAAATTTGCTCACGTTTAACCGACGGCAGTTTAGTGCCTGGACCACCTTGAACAAAGTATTTAAATTTTACATTCTCTCGTAAGAGATTTGTAGGAGCACTTTCAGGACGATTTGGCGTATAAGGAGGTTCACCGACGGGTAGATTCCATTTAACTGTGGAATCCATAGAACCTCTGATAACATCCTTTAGTGCCCAGGATTCATTATCCTTAAGGGCTTTAATTTTTTCTGCTTTCGTCTTTTTCTTATTGACGAGCTCAAAAACTTCATATACAAATAAATTAGCCATATTAACTAAACTCCGATGCAACTTCAATGAGTAATTTACATTTTTTATTTATCAAATACGGTAAGATCAGCGAACCCTTACCTTGTGGTGGTTTTTCAAACTCTTCAAGGATCTTGGCCTTGAGATGTTCTGGTGTATATTGTAGGTCAACCAAGCGCTGATTACGCTGGTAGTTACGATACCACGATGCTGCATATAATAACTCACCATCGTCAAGGTCTGCAATCATACCATCCATTTTTTTCTGACTGAGAGGAGTCTGACGAATACCCTCAACAAATACATTATCATCAGAAAGTACATTGGGTACCCCATCGCCAGGATCACCTTTAAATATATGATTAAGTAATTTCAATCGTGGATTTTTTTCCACGACAAACTTCTTGGCGATGGGGCTAAATTGTTTGACATTATCTAGTACTTGCAATTGTGCAAAGTCATGGTCGGCTGAAATGATTACAACATTCTCATATTGACCAAACTCTTGTGTGTTATATGCAAGAGTACCAATCACATCATCGGCCTCGCACCCATCAACCTGTATTAATTTATACGGGAAGTTAACACGAATCTCTTCACGTGTTTCATTAAGGATACGAAATGCCTCGTCCCAATTAAAGTCAGATTCGCTACGGTTTTTACGACGATTGGCTTTGTATTGAGGGAATACCTCACGGCGCCAATTGTTGGGTGCGTCACACGCCAGGATGACATCGCCATAGTCCTTTTTGGGGAATTTCTGACGATACATCCTGAGCGTGTTAAGAATCATATGGCGAACCAGATCCTGCTCGAGGTTCTTATTGGCCATAATAGAGCCAAGTGCAATGGCATTATAGTCAAATATGATCATAATTAGCTAACAAAGTTAACAAAGAGATTCATTGCCTCACCAACATGTAAGTCTCTTTGTATCTCATAGGTATACCGAGCACCGGTTAGTTCAACCTCACTTTCGTCAATACCCATTGATTTACAAAAGGCATAAACCTGACGTCTCTTTATTTCAACCTCTTCATCCGAGTTACAATTCCAAATCTGGAACTTAACGTTTTTGGTACTACCATCCGGATGAGTATACCATGAAAATTGCACTTTATTGAGTGTAATAGATTCTAAATAAAATACGCCGGATTTTATGGTAACAACACCAATTTTACCTTTGATTTTATCATAATCATTCACATACCAATCAGGTAAGGCAGCAAAATTATCATGCTGCGAACTTTGAAATTCATTAAACAATTCAGACCATTTAGCCATAATAAAGCACTCCTCGTAGTGTCCAGAAACAGAATTATCTTTAGGTTGAAAAAACCAAATTAAAAAAGATTCCAATTCAAATGATTGCCAATCTTGTTTACCCTCGAATCGCTCGAGATTTTTTGCAATAATCCATAGATTGTCGACATCATAACCTTTCGTTTTAATATGTTGAGCACCACGATTACCATTGCCCTTACCAATGTAGGTAAAAACTCCATCATCATCTTTGTAACCATATACATATTGGCCAAGTGTTTGCCAAAATGCGCCAGAACCAATTTCCATAGTATACCCTAACCTTCGCGTAGTATAAGAATTATAACAGGTTTAGCGGGAATTGTAAACCCCTTATGCTACCGCTTCTTCATGGTGGATCGTTGTACTGTGCCAGTTGTTACGCTCGATCTTGCGCTTGCTCGACATTACAACTCTACGAAGAGCTCGGACTTCTCTAATGTCAGGAGCATTGATACCACCGTAAGCTTTTAAAGCCAATATAGCAGCATCTCGCATAACGTAGGTACTCACTGCTTCTTCAGGTACCATCACAATGTACGTAATACTCTGGTTTAAGATTTGTGTAATACCGAGATATTTGACTTTCATGTTTGTTCCTTTCCATCAATCAATAGTGTTATTGTATCACGATGGTAGAAACATGTACATATATCAAAAGTTTATTTTTAAAACTTTTTTCGGTAAAAAGTAATACTTTGGTATTAAACCGATATATGAGAGGCGTGGATCTTACATCCTATAAATTCGTTGTAATACTTTGGGTTTAATAATACGTCGTTCTCAAACTGTAGTTTGGCCTCGTAGTAGGAACATTCACCCTTGGTCTTACATAGCCGTAGAATCTCACGCTTATAGTTATCACGGCCTTTCTCTTCAACAAGCTGTATGACTAACTTATTGGAACCGTAGTAATCGCGCCAGTCGGACTCCACGCGCGTACGAACACGTCTCTTGCGTGTCTTGTTCTTTGGTAAGATCTTCGGTTTCCAAAAGAACTTCTTACCAATATACATCATACCAGTATCAAGCTCCGTGATCTGATACACAAAGCCTTGATACTCTTCTGGTGTCTCTGTTAACTCTTCGCCATTATATAACCACATAAGGTTATGTATTCAATGCCTCAAAGTTCTTTTTTAAGGTAGGATCATCAGTGGTAAGGCGAATCCTCACATCACTATTATAGAGTTCATTAGCTCTTTTTGTCATATGCTCGGCAAGTTCATCCATGGTTTTTCCTTGTCCTAGGAAATCCTTACGTTCCTCTTCCCAAGCATACATTGTACCATCATGGTATTCTACATTGGCATATAATGTAATCATCTCATCTGAGCCTTCAACCATCTCATCTTCTAGTTCAGTTTTTAGCCGTTGTAAAAACGCACCTAGTTGAATGCAAATATAAAATACAAAAGCCCAGATAATAATATCAATCATCAGTATAGTCATCCTCATCATCTATCTCTTGGATATCCTGCCGTCGACCACACATAGGGCAAAAGGAAGGTTCGTCTACTGTGTATTGTGTTAGGATGGTTGATACGTTGTCGCACTCTTCACATTCTACACGGTATTCTCTCATGCTGCAAGCCTTTCCTCTGCCCACCCCCAGTCACCTTCCATACCGGTAACCGAGTATTCTGTAACACGCTTCTCAAAGAAATTATCATGAGAAGCACCATTGAGTACCCAATCCAACCACGGTAGTGGATTATCTTTTACTTTAAACTTTGGTTTAAGACCAAGCTGTAACAAACGACGATCAGCGATATGACGAATATAAAGTTTAACTTCATCTCTTGTGAGTCCTTGTACATCGGATCCATTAAAGGCAAGGGCAACAAACTTATCTTCAAGTTCAACTGCACGTTTTGCCATCTCATAGATCTTTGATTTGAGTTCGTCATTTACGATTCTCGGATGTTCATCACAGAGTGTACGGAACAACTTAGCATTGCCTTGTACGTGAATCGTCTCATCACGGATAGACCATTCAACGATAGTACCCATACCCTTCATCTTGCCAAAGCGCTGGAAGTTCAGCAACATGACAAACGAAGAGAATAGAGACATACCCTCGTTGAATACGGATTGTGCAAGTGTAAGGGCAAGGTCGGTTTGTGTGACAATTTTACCCTCAGACATAAAATCAATCTTATCTGCCATTGCTTTATACTCAAGGAACTTATGATATTCCTCATCAGGCAGACCAAGTGTATCATTAAGTAATGCATATGCTCTTTGATGTACGGTTTCACGTGCAGCAAATGACGAGAGCATATTACGTACTTCGTTATTCTTAAATTTAGGAATTAGGAACTCATGATAGTTCTCACCCACCTGTACATCGGACTGAGTAAAGAGACGTAGAACCTGTGTGATAAATTCTTTTTCATCAGCATTAAGTTTAGTGCGCCAGTCCTGTACATCCTCTGAAAGTTCAGCTTCATCTTCGACCCAGTGAATCTCTTCATGTTTCTTTGCTAGTTCTACCGCCCATGGATACATGAACGGCTTATAAGTTCTCGATTGTTTAAATAGTGACATTTATCCCTCGCATGCTCGACACTCATCGCCCTCGGCCAGCGCCAGCTCTGATGTCTGTGTGTTGTTTAAGTGTTCCATTAGTTGTTCATAACCACCAATGTATTTTCCTTCTACATAAATCTGCGGCACGGTCTTCACATCACGGCCGGTGACCTCTTTTGCAGTTTTACCAATCTCTTGTAGATCTATATAATCAAATGGAATGCCCCGAACTGCAAGTTCCTCTTTGGCTCTTGCACACCATGGACAATCACTCTTACCATAGACGATTGTACGGTTATCATCTTGCAATGCAACGCGTTCAACCTTTTCGGATACGTTCTCTGCCCGAGCCTTAGATTCGGTACGGAGATAGTATAAACCTTTTAATCCTTCTTTCCATGCTTTCAAGTGAACTTTATTTACATATGCACGTGATGTACCAGAGGGAAAGAAAAGATTTACCGATTGACCTTGACATATATATTTTTGTCTATCAGCGGCATGTTGAACAACCCATTCTTGATTTAATTCTTGAGCAGTCTTAAATATCGCCTTTTCACCTTCCGTAAGGAACGGCAAGTGCTGTACCGACCCTCTATTTGTGATAATGCTTGTCCAATTCGATTCGTTGTTTTCTCCATGATGCTCAAGTACTTTCTCTAGATAAATGTTTTTAACTAAGAATGAACCTGCACGTGTACGATGAGTATATGCATTGGCCTTTGATGGTTCTATACTAGGGCTTGTAGCAAGAATAACACCAGAACTAGCATTAGGTGCAATGGCAAGCAAATGAGCATGACGACGGCCAGTACCGATACCATCAGGATACTCGCCACGTTGAATAGCCAACCGCTTGGTTTGTGCATCTGCTCTATCCTTAATGGTCTTAAATACTACATCATTTATTTCTCTTGCGAGTTCTGATTCCCACGCCACGTTTTGCCGTTGTAATAGGGAATGGAATCCCATTGCTCCGAGACCGATTGAACGCTCTCTTTGAGCTGAGTAGCGCGCTCTGGAAATTTCATCTGGAGCGTTTTCGATAAAATACTCGAGTACATTGTCCAGCATCGTGATGAGATCCTCGACAATGGT